CTGCCAGACCGGTGCTTACTGGAGTGGGCGCAGATAGCGATGCGGCTATTCAGGCGTTCCTTGGGGCGGGCAGGGAAACCACATCCGGCGTCGACGTGACCCCCGAAGTGAGCATGACACTTTCCGCAGTCTATGCGGCAGTTCGGTTGCTCTCATGGACGCCTGCGCAATTGCCCTTGCGTGTATTCGAGCGACTGCCCAACGGGGACAAGGAACCACGCCCCGATCACCCGGTGGACCGTTTGACGCACCTGGAGCCTAACCCCGAGATGCCCGCAATGCTCTTCCGGGAGACTGGGCAAGTTCAGGTGTTGCAGTGGGGGCGGAGCGTCTCGTTTATCGAGCGTAGCCCGTCGGGGGAACCGATCGGGTTGTGGCCGATGCCGGCGAAGGATATCAAGATCGGGCGGACTTCAGATGGGCAAAAGTTCTACGACATCAGCAAGGTCAAGCCAAACGGTGATTGGCCTAGGCCTCCAACCAACCAAACCATCCTGTTTCCGTCGCAGGTTTTGGACGTACAGAACCTAAACGGGCAGTCGGTAGTCAGTGCTGCCCGGGAGCAGATGGGAGAAAATATAGCGGCCCAACGTCTTGGGGGTGGATTCTTTGCGGGCGGGTCTCTATTCGCCTTTGCATTGAAGCTGCCCGGTAAGGCAGGAAACGCTAAGAAGTTGCGAGATAACCTAGAGGGCGTGCATCGTGATCGGCGTAGGATTGCGGTATTGGAAGACGGGGCGGAATTGGAAAAATATGGCATGCCTCTCAAGGACGCCCAGTTCCTGGAGTCTCGCCAATTTTACGTTACGGAAATTGCCCGCTGGTATGGAGTGCCGCCCCATAAACTCCGTGATTTGATGAGGGCAACGTTCTCAAATATCGCAGAGCAAAAACTGGAATGGCACGAGGATCTATTGCCCTGGCTGATTCGGTGGGAGCAGGAGCTGAATAGAAAACTATTTTCCCCGTCTGAGTTTGGCAGGTTCTTTGTTGAGCACAACGTAGAGGGATTGCTCCGTGGAGATACGGCGGCACGTTTCGAGGCGTACAACCACGCTGTAGCCAACGGATGGATGAGCCGGAACGAAGTCCGCAGGCGGGAGAATTTGGCCCAGATGGGCCCGGCTGGTGAGATGTTTACGGTTCAGAGCGCAATGGTAAACCTAGAAGACGTCCTGAACCCTCCTGAGCCTCCCCAGAGTGAGCCAGGAGCCGCCCCGGACGGTCCTGAAGACAACCAGAGCGAGGACCGGTCTCTACTGCGAGAGGCCGTCTCTGGAGCCCTGACGGACGCCCTTCGTGTATCGGTTCACCGAGAGGCCGCTGAATTGAGGGTGTTGGCTGAGCAGCCCGGAGACTTTATTGGCCGACTGGATAAGTTCTATCGGCGTTGGCCGAAGAAAATGGCGGGTATTCTCCGGCCGTGTGGACCGGTTGTTACAGCGGCGGGCGGCGGTTTTGATGCGGAGGCCATCGCAGAGGAGCATTGCCGGACGGCTCGTGAGGCAATGTTAGATATTAGCGGTCAGGTGACGCCGGCGGAATTGCATGATCGGATAGTAGCCGAGGTGGCTGCTTGGGAAGAGACGATTCCGGCCACGCTGGCCGCAACCATTTTCGGAGGAAAATATGATGAGTGAACACGAACAATGCACGATCCGCGCCACTGAGGAGCTGAGGGTACACGAGGTGGACGGTAAAACCCGTATCGTGGGGATGGCTGTGCCCTATGGGCAGTTGTCGGACGATCTGGGCGGGTACCGTGAACGGATGATGCCCGGAGCGTTCTCGACGTCGCTGCAATCGCAGAAGTTACAAGCGGACATTGAACATGATCGCACGCAAATTTTGGCAAGGTCGAAAAAAGGGACTCTTGGTTTCCATGAAGACGAGCGGGGGGTGTGGGCAACTATCACGGTACCGGATACCCCAAGAGGACGGGCAACAGTGGAGGAGGTACGGGCGGGCAACCTGGACGGAATGTCGGTTTCATTCCTGCGAAAAGGTGTCCGGCAGAGGTTTACGAAGGATTCCAGGGGACCTATTCGGGAGGTGCAGAAGGCGGAATTAACCGGCGTAACGTTGACTGCCGAACCCGCCTATCCGCAGACGGCCGACACGCTTGTGATGAGATCGCTCCAGGAGTGGCGGACGGCGGAAGAGGGCAACTCCAAGCCACCCCCAGAAGAACCGGACACAACGGGGGGAGAGATTGAGGACCTCCGCCGGCGAGTGGATTTGGCCGAAAGTCTGGTTTGACAAATCCAAATCAGTTGACATAATGTGATCTGAACTACGCGGCGACGCCAGCAGGAAGAGCTGCCTACAATCAATAACACGGTCTCTGTGAGGACGTGTTTTCCAAGACGGAATTGTTCCGCTTTGGGGGACGCGTCCTTTTGTGTTGCGCGTTCCCCGGGCACACCCAGCATAGGGAGACCGGCGCATGGCCATTGACACCCGCGAACTCCGCGAAAATCGACACAAACTGATTGAGGACGCTCGGGCGATCCTGAACAAAGGCGACGAGGAAAAACGTTCCCTCACGAGCGAGGAGCGGACGGAGTTCGACCGGATGATGGCGGACGCCGATGGATTCAAGGTTCAGATCGACGACGCCGAACGCCGTAATAATGTGGAACGTGAAGAAGCTTCTCAGCAGATGCAGCAGGAAGAGGAGGACCGGAAGAACGCCGCCGACGACGACGAACCTCGCAGGGACCCCATGACCGCCGAAGAGAAGCGTTGGGCGTTTCGCGGCGACAAAGAATATGCCCGCGTATTCGACCGCTGGGTGGGCAAGGGCCAAAAGAGCCTCCTAGACGAAGAAAGCCGGGCGTTGAGTGCCGGGACCGGGACCGAGGGTGGTTACCTCTACGCATCAGAGGAATTCAGCAACGAACTGATTGCGAATGTTACCGACGCCACAATCTACCGGCAACTGGCTCGGGGTTTTCAACTCGCTACCGCCGACTCCATCGGAAATCCGACGCTGACCAATCGCATGGCGGATGCTGTATGGACCAGCGAACTTGGCATTCCCAGCACGGACAGTACCCTGGCGTTCGGTAAGCGGGCGATGACTCCCCATCCGCTTGCCAAGGAAATCCGGGTTTCCAATGTGCTATTGCGTAAGGTTCCGGATTCCGAGAACATCGTCAGGAGCGAGCTAGCCCGGGTTGTGGCCGAGGTCAACGAAGCCGCCTTCATGACGGGTACCGGTGATCAGCAGCCGCTTGGAGTGTTCACGGCATCGGCTGACGGAATTTCCACCGGTCGGGATGTGTCGTCAGGGAACACGGCGACGCAAATCAAGTTTGACGGCCTCAAGGCGGCAAAGTACAGCGTCAAGCAAGTGTACTGGTCCGGCCTGTCGTGGTTGTTCCATCGCAACGTAATGGAGCAGATCGCGAAGTTGAAAGACGGCAACGGCCGCTATTTGCTCCAGGACAGCGTGGTTCAAGGCGAGCCGGATCGTATGCTAGGCTTCCCGGTCAACATGTCGGAATTTGCCCCTAGCACGATGACAACCGGCCTCTATGTCGGCCTGCTCGGCGACCACTCAAATTACTGGATCGTGGACGCGATGAACATGGAAATCATTCGGGCGGATGAACTGTTTGTTCGTAATAACCAAGTCCTCTTTATTATCCGAATGAGCACCGATGGGGCTCCGGTCCGCGAGGAGGCGTTCGCCCGCGTCAAGTTGGCTTGAGTCCAGTTTTTAACAATCACACCATTCCGTATAGAGGAGAAACATTGTGGCTCAGAACCCTTCTGCGGCGCAAAAAGACACCCTGGTTCAGGCACCGCTGACGGCGGCCGGGACCGATCCCGCGAGTTCTTACGTCGATATGCAAAACTTCGACACCGTCGTTTTCCGGGGAATTCTCGGAACCGTCGTTTCGACCGGGAAAATCACGCTGGCGGCATGGGGGTCAAGTTCTACTGGCTCCACTGGCACCGCAATCAGCGGAGCGACTATCACGACAACTGCCGGGAAGTCGGACGCCGAACTGAAGATCGAGGTGAGTCGGCCCCGCGATCGGTACGTCAAAACACACCTCACCCGGAGCACGTCGAGCGCCGAGTATGGCGGGACGATCGCGTCCCAGGGACTGGGACGAAAGGAACCGGTTACCGACGCAACTAACGTCTTGACTCGCGTGCTCAAGGTTCCTCAAACCACGTAGCAGACGCCTTTCCGCGGCTAGTCCGCTGGCCCAGGTGCCGGAAGTCACTTGCGCCAGCGGGCGTTTTCACAACGTAAACAGGAGCCACTCGGATGGCACAAGACACAACGTACCAAGGCGCAATCAGGCGGCTCCAAGGCAATAACGTTTTGGAGGTTGGCTCGACTGGGCAGATCGACAATTACGGCAAGATCCGAAACCTGACAAATGGTTATGTCCAGGAACAAACCGAATCGCAGACCGGCAACTCGACCGATACCGGAGTTTCTCTTTCGGCGTATGGTGCGTCGTTTCTTTCGACCACCGGTACAACTGGCGCCCGGGCTCTGTTTCGATTGCCAAAGCCGGCAGCAGTTGGGCAACGCAAAACCATCTATGCAACAAACGCTTCAACGGCCAAGACGGCCGTCATCGAAACCACGGGCACGGGCATACTGTTTGGAACAACCAACTCCACAAGTCACGGATCTTACAAATCGCTGACAATGAACGATCCCGAGGACTCTGTGGAGTTGATTGGTATTTCGGCCACGGCGTGGGGGATCACTTCTAACGTCGGGTCAGTGAGTCTCAGTACGGTATTTACCGCGTAAAGGAAGATCATGCTTAAAGCTGCGGAAAAGGTTGCAATTGTGGGCAAGGCTCCAAGTAGCCGGGGCCTTGCTCCCTATGAAGATGAAAGCTGGGAAATATGGACGCTATCCGATCTTGTGCTACAGGGGCAGGCTCCTCGGTTCAGCCGACATTTCGAGATCCATCCGTTCGACTGGCTTACCCAGCAAGAGGAGTATTTCGAGTGGCTACAGGGCATACCGGCCGACAGTGCCAGTGTCTACGTAAGATCAGAAATCGAAGCCGAGCAAGTGCCCGCCGCCGAGGCACTGCCTGCCGACGCCCTGGTTGCAAAGTTCGGTCGCTATTTTACAAATACCGTCTCTTGGATGCTCGCTGTGGCTATCGAAGCCAACGCCAAGGAGATCGGCATTTGGGGCGTCGACATGGCCCAGGAGCCCGAATACAAAGCCCAGCGGCCGAGTTGCGAGTACATCATCGGCCACGCAAGGGGTGCTGGGATCAAGGTAACGATTCCGGCAGAGTCGGACCTCCTAAAATCCAGTCGACTGTACGGCATCGACACGGACGGCGGGGAAATGCGAGAGAAGTGGAAATCACGTACTGCCGAACTGAGGCGTAGGGTGGAACAGCACGACAACGAGGCGAGCAGAAACCGCGATCAGATGATATTCCTGCAAGGCGCACTTGAGTCTCAGGATTACTACAGGCAATGGATGACTCAGCCATGGAACTCCGATTGATCACAGCATCGACCGGTCCACCGTTGGCGTTGCGGGATGTACAGGATCATCTGTACAACTACGACGACGACAGGGGGCCTGACATGATTCGTAAGCTGGGTGCGGCTACGGAGTATTGCCAGCGTGAGGTGATCGGCCGCCGTCAGTTTATGCCAGCGACGTATGACGCGATTATGCCAGCGTTTCCGTTTGACCGGATAACACTACCGATCCCGCCGCTCAAGAGTATCACATCCATAAAGTACTACGACTCGAATGGCACAGAACAGACGCTATCGAGTACAGCGTATAGCTCCGTAACACCAACTGATGACCCGGGGTTTGTAGAGCCTGCATTTGGGGAGGTGTGGCCAACGACACGGGACCGGGCAGACGCCGTAACGGTGCGGTTTGTCGCTGGTTACGCTTCCCGGGCAGAAGTCCCGCAGTCGATAAAAGAGGCCGTACTACTGAAGACGGAACATTTATACGATCCCGGTAGAGTTAAGGAAGCCGACGTCACACGGGCAGTTAGCGACCTGATGAACCAATACGAATACGGACATTACGAGTGAGAAGACGCCGCGACTACCGCACGAAACTTGAACTGCAAACGTTGCAGGGCAGCACCACTGCGGACGCTCGCGGCCACTCGCAAAAGGCTTTTGCAACGGCCTTGTCTCCCGTCTACGGGGCAAAGCGACAACTCCGGGGCGAAGAGGTTGTGCTTGCAAGGCAAATCGATCCAACGGCAACCCATGAGATAGAAATGGATTTCAATAGCCAGATTGTTGAGGGGGCTCGGTTGCTGGTGGCCGGTAGTACGTCCGAGATACTCAATATCGTCTCGGTTGACAACGTGGAGGACAGGAACAGAACGGCCGTAGTGTTGTGTGGGGAGGTGAAGTGATGAGCGACGGATTGCAAATGGTTGTTAAGGGTGGCCCACGGCTGGAGCGGAATCTGCGAGAGTTGGCGACAAAGGACCTGAAGGCCGTGCTGCGAAAGGCGATGCGAGCCGGGGCTAAGGTGATCCTTCCGGCTGCAAAAGCAAACACGCCGCTTGATTCCGGACAACTGAAACGCTCTATCCGGGTGCGGGCAACTAAACGCAGCCGCACGCATGTCGGCATAACGGTGGTGACGGGGAAGGAGTTTTTCAAGGGGGATTTTTATTACGGCGGAATGCAGGAGTTTGGTTGGAAAACCGGAAGACGTGGGACCGGGAACCGGCGGCCAGTACCCGGAAAGCACTTCCTGCAGAAGGCGGCCAGAGCACGCGGGAAGGCAGCCGGAGATGTTGTTGTCTCGACCGCATGGCGGCTGCTGAAAGCCAGAGCATTATTGAAGGGCGGGCTTGGCGGAGGGGTAGTGTAGTGGCGAGCATTGGCGAAGATATCAGGTCGTTTATTGTTGGGTCAACCAGCATCGCTACGCACTTCACGGCGATCAGCAAGATAGGGGTGGTTGAGCAAAACAAAGTACGGCAAGATGCTCCGGACCCGAGGATTTGGTTTCAGCGTGATCAGTCAAACGAGACAACTGACCTCTCTGGCACTGGCGGATTGGTTGAGTCGCGTTGGAATATAGAAGTGCATTCTAACAGCGATGACAACAGATTTAACATCATGGACGCGGTAAAACGTCGGATGAACGGTTACCTCGGGACGTTTGGTAGCCGCAGTGTCCAGGGTGTGTTTATCGAAGACCACGATGACGATTACTTTCCTCGCGGAGTAGGCACGGAAGACGGTTTGTATGTCGCCGCCGCATCGGCGGTTATCTGGTTCACGAGTACGTAGAGGAAAACACAATGGTCAACAAATACATCGGCAACGGAACAACTCTTGGGGTATCGACTGGCAGCAGCACATCGGCGGCAACGGCCGTCGGTGGTGTTATTTCGGTTGGCGGCCCCGGTGGAGACGCGCCGGACGTCGACACTACAACCATGGATAGCACGAGCAACTACACCACTCAGCTACGCGGGTTTCGTGCTGCTGGGGAACTGGCTCTTGAGGTGGCCTATGACCCCGCTGATGTTGGTTGGGTAAAGATCCTGGCTATGGATGCGTCCGGCGTCGGGGGCACATTCGTAACCACGTTCGCATCCACGGCTTTAGCGACCGAGAGTTTCAAGGGGTACGTAAAGAGCGTTGGCCGCACGATAAATCGTGATGCCATGATCACAAGACAGATCACTGTGGGTGCCACTTCGGGGCCTGGCTTTAACTAATGGAGACGACAATGGCGGATAAGGCGATTGCAAGAGAGTCCTTTTTGGCGGCGAAGAAGTTGCCGTTTGAGAAGGTGCCACTTAACGAGGCCGTTTACGGCGATGGCGCATGTATGTACGTCCGGAGCATGAC